CTAAAGCTTTAGCGTTCACGTCAGTGTCCACGGTAAGAATCAACGTGTCGCTAACGCCAGAGGCATTTTGCCCCAGCGCTAAGCGAATGGCTTCTGCCACTGCATAGTTATTAGCGCTGCCCTGACTGACAAAACCAGAATCAATTACAGTGCCTCCCGTAGCAGTGCCGCTTGTCGTCACTTCTACATTGCCCCTACCATTGCTGGCTGCGCTCCAAGTAACGCCAGAAAGCGTAGGATTCAACCGTAATCGCCACAGCACTACATCGCTAGAAGCAGTGGTCGTAGAAATCCTGACGGGAAGAATGACATTACCAGTGCGACCACTGGCCATACGAATGCCAGCAGTGATGCGCTCGCCAGAAGTGTTGGGTACTGTTGAAAGACTATGCGACACTGAATAAATGGCACCATCTGGCTCGTAGCCGCCTTCGCTTAGCAGGCTGCAACACACATGCTTCATTGTCGCCGAAGACGCTTGAGCGGAAGCATTATGAATGCGATAGGACAATGGCAAAATAGCAGTTGTCATATAGACGCTATCCAATGCGTTGAAATGCTCAAACTCGTGGCAATAAACTATTTCCCCGTCAATAACAAAACCACACCTAACGCGCCCCACGCCAAGCCATTCCAAATCAGCAGTAAAGATTTGTGCTTTAGCAAAGTTAAGTGAAGAAAGCGTGTCAATATTCCAATCGCTTTGATTCACTACGTCTTCATTGACTGTGCCAGATGCATAGCTTCTAACAACAAATTGCACCGTAGTACCACTAGCGCGTAGCATCACACCATTCTGGTCATTGAAAATTCCCACTTCTTGAATGAGTCCAGAAGCAAGCGGAGCGCCAACAAAACTTTGCAAAAGCATCATGCTTTTACCCGCCTGATACGGAAAGTTCTGCTTAGTACGACGAAGAACCGTGTCTCCCGACGCAGTGGTGGTACTCATTGCCACACTGCTTTGATGCGTTAAAAAAGTGGAAGTGCCACTGCCAACAATACTGTCAAACCATTGATCAGGACGCTTGTCATAGCGCATTGTGCTATCAAAAAGCGTATAAGGAGCACTTGTCCGCTGTCTTCCAAAAGCATCTACGGCTCCACTATCTGGTCCTTTTTGTAAAATCTTTCCCCGATAATCTGCTTCAATATGAGTTTCAAACTGCTCGCCACCGGCAATAATTTGGCCCATGATAATCTTGTCTTTCTTGTATTGTAAGCGCAAAAAGAAAGGGCCTTTCGGCCCCTTGTTTATTTGCCTTGTCCTTTGCGGAGCTTGCGCCCGTGACTGGCCTTACTGTTTTTGCCGTTACCCTGCCTTGTAGTTTTAGGTTTACCAGGCGTGAACAGCTTTTGCCCGCTGATGCCGATTTTGCTTTTTGCCGCCATGGAAAGACGATGAAAACAAAAGCTTAGCTATTCCAGGGCAGGCCGTTGCCTGTAGTGGGAGTGCGCTGTTGAGAAATCTGTTCGGCCAATGCCGCTTCGATTTCTGCTACTTTTTCAGCGCCAAACTTTTCCTTCACCCAGCCAGTGACGATTTCAGGCGTGAGTTGGGCATAGGGAATTTCATCATCTGCGTCAGGCGCTTCAAGGCCAAGACTGCCATACGCCGAACTAGCATACGTGCCATCATCAGCCGAAATTGTATAGTGAACCGTGTAGACGATTCCATCAGCAAGGTGGCGTTCCAGATTTGCAACGCCCCATTGGTAAGTGATTGCCATGGTTAAAAAGAATGGTCTTTGTTAGTTTAGACGATGCAAAGGCAGATCAAGGTGCGGGAATTGCGGGCGCCTTACAGGATGGAAAGCCGGCCAGATGAGTCAAGACCAATAGTTAAGTATTCTGTTGCGTCCTGAGCAATATTGCGACAGGCTTTCTTGAATTCAGACGTTTCTTTTTGTGGATACTTAGCTTCATACTGCATTGTTTCTGGGTTCAAAACATTACATTCTGGATCTCCAAGATAAAAGCAATTAACAGCTTGTCGCGCTTCTTTCTGTTGTTCAATGCTTAAAGAGACAGTAACGGGGACTTTAAATGTTGCAATTAAGTTCATCTTGTATTCAGACATAGAAACGAAGGTGACTACTGGGCTTCAAGCTCATCAGCGATGGCGAGGAGTTGGTAGCGAGTGAGCTGTGTCTGGTGTTGCATCCCCCAGGCCATTGCCTCCCTTCGACTTTCAAGGTCTTCTTGGGGTGCGACATCGGCAAGTGGCACCACCTGATCCGCAGCCGCTCGCAGGGCGGCGGCGGCAATCATGCCTGCATGTTGTTCGCCAGTGGCGACGTAAAGGTGTTCCTCTTCGTCGTAGACGGGGAAAGCAGCATCCAGCACCGCCTGCGCAGCAAGTGAAAGCTCAGACATAGAAGTGGTAATGACTACTTGTGGGGACCAATGCAAATGACGTGTTCGCCAATAACAAAGAAAAGCGCAAGCGTGGTCTCTGGCAAGTCGCCGCCGATACCAACGCCGAAAAACAAAGTTTTGTCGAAGTCTGCCTTGCGAACAGAAAACCACTTAGTCATCGAGCTGCTCTACTGCACGACGAAGATCTTGCAGGATTTCAGGCAGGTAATGCCCGTCCCGCTCCATCACCTCTAAGTGCTTCAGGGATTGCTCCTTCAGTGTTGCGGGTTTCGGACGGCGGGCGGCGCGGAGTTCATCAACAAATTCAGGCTCAATCCAGTGCTTGGCTTTCAGCCACTCACAGCACGCCTCCAGCTCCTGATCGGCGCCGTACTGAGCAGCCAGCTTGGCTAAGCAAATGTCGTCACTACCGACAACTGCACCGGGACCGCCGTAGATCTCATCAGTCCACTGCTGCACCAATGCAATCGTTACGTCCAGATCGGAACTCCTAATTTGGAGATTATTAGGAGATGATTTGGAGTTCAGCGCCCAGTCGATGCAGAGCTTGGCGAAGGTCTTGCAGTAGCCCGCATGGCCCCGCTTCTGGCTGTCCTCTCGTGCTTGCTCGGAGAACTTTTTGAGCAGGTGCGGCGGTGGCACTTTGGAGTAATCTTCTTGGGTCATGGTTTCTAGAGAACTGTGGCCAGGGGCAGGAGGTGCAAACTCGCTGCCCCACCACTATACGCTTGATCGGCAGTAGAGAGTAGGTTTACTGGCTCTGGCTGGCTTCTATGTAGGCCACGATGGCCTTCAGTTCAGCAAGCGTGGCGTTGTTCTTGATCATGTTTGCTCGCATCGAGATGACTGCAATGTTGCCGGGCACATACCCCTTGCTGTTGTCGATCCGATCCAGGCTCGGGGAGTTCTCCACTTGATCGCGGTTTGATCTGCCAGCGCCAACACGAGCGAACAGTGGGATGCCCAACACCGGACAGGTTTCGGGAATCTCAATGTCGTCCTTTGTGATGGTGCAGTCCAGTCCGGCGATGCGAGCCCGATTGCGAGCCGCGTAGACCATCTTCTGCCGTGGATCCAGCTCCATGTACTTCTGTATCTCGCACTGACGGCAGCGTGAAATACGAGGCACACCAAGAATGTCCTTCTTTGCCCGCTTGACTTTGTAGAAGTCAGTCTGCGGTTTGTGCTCCTTGCAGATGTTGCACTGACGCAGCGCGGGACACGTCATCACCATGTGCTGATTGCTGAGCGCTTCCATGTGTTCGTAGCAGTGCAGACATAGACGTAATTAGCATCCCAGCATATCTCGCCAGCTACGCCAGTATCGGTAGCCGATGCCGGTGTTTTTGCTGTCGCAATTCTGATGCGATTGTCGTTTACTTGTAAGAGTGATCCGCCAGACTGCGAGGACGTGCCAACTAACAACCTGCCGGAGCTGTCGATTTTCGCTGATTGCGTTGCACCTTGGTAAAAAACATGGGACGAGGACGAAGGCACTGTGTACTCAAGCTGGCCAGGCGACACACCAAAACCAAAAGTATCAGTCCCGTCCCAATACACACGGAGCTTTGCATTAGCTCCGGCCACGCTTGAGTAAGTGCCACCAAGATCTAATGTATCTGGGTTTACAACCCCCGCTCCTGCTGTTGATCCAATGGATACAGCAAACCTAGGATTAGTAGTGCCAATCCCTACGCGGCCTGAGGAATCAATCCTGAGTCTATTTACATTGGATACAAGATCATAAATATCAAAGTTTCTGGTAGCATCATCCGTGGCAACGGCATTACCAACCGCCCATTGGTCCGTTGCGGTATTGGCTCCATAGAAACGAATTTGGGTATTATTGTTTCCACTAGAATTTCCCCTGAACCTTGCCGCGACAACACCAGCGCTACTTGCAACGCAATCAAAAGCATGTCCAGGGCTACTAGTCCCCAGACCTAAGCGGCCATTTGAGTCCAGGCGCATCCGCTCGGTATCATTAGTTCCAAAAACGAGCGGGATAGTGCTTTTTTGAAAAAGCTTTGAGAGTGCATTCGCCGAGTCGATAGTTAGTTCAAGTGCATTACTAGTTGCACTTGTTTGTGATATACTGATGCCATATTCCCCGCCAGTTATTCCTGTTTGATTAACGGTTAAAAGCCTATTTGCTAATCCAGTTGCGCCAATAAGTACGTTTCCGTCAGATTGAACGGTTATCCGCCCCGTGCCATTAGTCGAGATGGCTACTTGGTCCGCGCCGGGGGAATACAGTCCAGTATTTGCGTCCCCGCTTATAAAAAGCGATGGAGACCCAGCGCTGCCTGCGATAATTCCCAATGCGCCAGTCATCGTATCGCCAGTGACGTTTACAAATTCACCAGCTTCACTACGCCATGCACTGCCGTCCCAAATCTTAAACACGTAAGTGCCACCACTGGTATCAAGCCATTGCTCTCCCAAGGAATTACCGGCAGTGCCACCACTCGCAGGTACGGCATTAGGAGCACCGCTACCCACATGCACAGGCCCCACTTTTACCAAGCTTCCATTGCTGTCCTTGAAGAACATGCCGGGAGCGCCACTTGCATAGTTAATGGCCACTTGACCATCAACCATAGAAGCAGGATTAGGACGCTTATTAAGCGTCGATGAACGCAGATGCTGAAGAACACCAGCCATGATTAAAGCCTTTCGGAATTACAGAAGACTAATAAGTCTTTCGCAATTCTAAAAGGCTTTATTTGTCATTGATTAGAAAGTTCCTTCATCAATGGTGGCATCAATGGTGCCAGCGGAGAAATTACCACTACTGTCACGGGCAACAATTGCGCTTGCAGTGTTTGCACTGGTGGCGGTGGTGGCGCTGTTGCTAACCTTTCCTGCAGTGGAAATCGTAGAAAGCTTGGTGTCAGCAATGCTGCCAGCAAGCATCGTGTTGGTAACAGTACCAGTGTCTCCAGTGGTAATGACAGTGCCAGTGGTATCTGGCAGTGTCACCACTTTGTCAGAAGTGGCATCGGCAGCAGTGAGTTGGATTTCAAAAGCATTGTCAGTGGCGCCTTCAAACAACAGCGTGCCAGTATTGCCGATAACCACTTCACCAGTAATGGTGCCACCAGTACGAGGAAGAGCAGCATTAGCAAGGTCATAAGCACTCTTCACTGCAGTGGCAGTAGCAGCAAGAGAAGAGCTAGTTGTGCTCGTGCTATCAGTGAGCTGAACGCTTCCCCTTACGCTGGTTGATGCATCGGGGATAGAAATAACAGGAGTAGTTGAGCCGCTGACAACAGTGAGTGGAGAATTGACGCTCACTGACAACACAGTACCACTGGCAGGAGTAGTCCAATGAACGCCTGGCCCGAAGGCCGAATTAGCCGTCAATACTTGCCCGTTAGTGCCAATTGCCTGCTTGACTAATGTGGTACCACTTGCAACAAGAATGTCGCCTTTTGTATAAGTGCCAGTGCCAGTACCACCGTAAGCAACGGCCAAAATGCCACTTGCAACATTACTAGCATTGCGACATTCAGCGCTAACTTCTTCTAATGCAGCCTGAACATTAGTGCTGCCTATATTGGCAGCGGGCGTAAAGGCAACGTTAACTGCAGCTTGTGCCGTATAAGTGGAGCTAACATCCACTTCAGTCCATGCAGTGCCATTGCAAAGCAGAATATCAGGCGGCTGCAAAGTAGTGGCAGGAGCAGGAGCCACGCCAGTGCCTCCACTTTCCACCACCACGTAATAACGATTAAACGTAGCAGAGGGAGAAGGAAGCGGCTGACCAATTGACAAGCCAACAGCGGCGCCATCGCTACTTGTGCTAGCAATAATATTGCCACTTGCATTGTAAGTGCCGCCAAAAATAATTTCACCAACTGAAATGCCAACGGGGTTCCAAACGTTTCCATCCCATAGATAGAGATCTTTCTCCAATGGATTGAAGAAGAATTGTCCAATAAAATCTGCAGATGGCAATGCTTCACCAAACTGGCTAACGCTGTAGTTTGCCAAGCTAGATGCCCGAACCGCATCGTCTCCAATGAGACCACTGCCAAATGTACCAGTGGTAATCTTCGAGGCAGATAATTCTGGAATATCGTCGGCTACTAAAGCAGTTTCACCTGCGCTAATGTGCCCTTGTTCGTCAACAGTAACTTTGTAATAAATGCCAGAGGCTACGCTATTGGCATGATTGAAGATGCCACTGACAGTGACTAAACCAGTGCCAGCTTGAGCCACGCCAAGAGCGCTAGTTGTTGCCTTAGGAAGATCGCTTGCAGAAATGGCGCGGAATGTAGGCGCGGCATCACTATTTCCGCTTGCGGGACCAGCAAAGAACCGAGAAGCTACTTGCGTATTTAGAGAAGGAACAATGGAAGCGCTGAACGAATCAGGATAGGACGTAGTAAAGCTATAAACAGTGTCTCCAGAAACGACAGTTGTTACGAGCCCTGTTTGACGCTGCCACACGCTCCCAGTCCAGGTGTATTCATAACCATCGCTGGTATTAAACCATTGTTGACCAATGAAAGATCCATTGCCAATTGGTGAAGAACCAGCTACTACGGCAGCAGAATTGTCCGCTAATTTTACGGCTGTTACGCCACTATCCGCAATTTTGGCAGTAGTAATAGCGCTATCAAGAATCTTGGCTGTGGTTACAGCACTATTGGCAATGGTGGCAGCAAATGCTCCAGTACCTGTACCAGTGACATCCCCAGAAAGCGTGATTGTTTGATCGCCAGTGTTGGTACCAGTGGAAGTACCAGAGAAGCTCCCGTTCTGAGTGGCAAGAGTACCAAGGCCAAGCGTTGTGCGAATATCAGCGATGGAAGCATCGTCAAGAATTGAACGTGCCGCCGAAGTGCATGCAATTTCTTCTACAGTGCCACCACTTGCAGATGAGCGACCAAGAATGACATCACTCGTTGTCGTTTCTTGAATCTTTGCATAAGAAACTGCGTTATCAGCCAATTTTGCAGTGGTCACGCCACTATTGACGATCTTTATAGTGCTTACTGAATCGCTAGCCAGCTTCGCCTGCGTAACATTTGCATCAGCAATCTTGATAGTCGTAATGCCGCTGTCAGCAATCTTTGCTGTGGTAATTGCAGAATCGGCAATGTTGGCAGTAACAATGGAAGAAGAATCATAATCTCCACTGCCAACTGTATTTTTGACAGATAAAGAGCCAAGTCCAAGAGTGGTGCGCTGAGCACTTGCATCTGCATCATCAAGAATGGCACGACCAGCAGCCGTAATTGTGGCGGTGGCGTAAGTGTCGGAAGCCGTGGTGTAAATGATTTGGCCAGATGCCGTCGTCAGCCCTGCGATTGATGCAAGTGCAGCATCATATGCTTGCACGTCAGTACCAACGGCAAGGCCAAGGTTTGTTCGTGCGCCAGAGGCCGTAGAAGCGCCCGTGCCGCCATCAGCAATGGCAAGGTCAGTAATTCCACTGATGACACCACCGTTGATTGTCGCGTAAGCAATCGTGCCGCTGCTAAGTACTGCTGTGCCGCCCGTAATGAGCACGCCAGAAGCGGCCTGGATGGCCATAGAGCCAAGGCCAAGCGTTGTGCGCTGAGCAGTGGCGTCCGCGTCATCAAGCAATGCCCTGCCGGCTTCCGTCAACGTGATAGTTTCTACGTTGCCGCTACCAGCACTTGCACGTCCAAGCAGTACGCCAGATGCCACTTGCTGAATTTTTGCAAATGTAACTGCATTGTCAGCAATGTCAGTGGTGACAATTGATCCACTCACGTAGCTTCCCGATGGAATGGAAGAAGCAGTGATGACGGAGCCCGTTAATTCTCCCGACGAAAGAGAAAGCTTGCCGATAGTAATTGCGCCAGAAGCAATCTTTGCAGTGGTCACTCCACTATCGACAAGATTGATTGTAGCTACTGCATTGGCAGCAAGCTTTGCCTGAGTAATACCACTGTCCACCACGTTGATGGTGTTAACGGCATTAGAAGAAAGCTTTGCTTGCGTAATCCCGCTATCAACAACATTGACCGTGTTTACTGCATTTGCAGCTAGCTTTTCTTGGGTGATACCACTATCCGTAATGTTAATGGTTGCCACTGCGTTAGCAGCCAGCTTTTCCTGCGTAATGCCACTGGCGACTAATTGAGCAGTATCTACACTGTTGCTCGCCATTTTTGCAAGCGTTACAGCGGAGTCGATAATATTGACAGTAGCAACTGCTCCACTTCCAAGTTTTGCTTGCGTAATACCAGAATCAACAATGTTGATTGCTGCAATACTATTAGCAGCAAGCTTGCTTTGCGTAACTCCACTATCAACAATGTTGACAGTAGCCACTGCATTACTTGCAAGCTTTTCTTGTGTAACACCACTGCTGATGATGTTAATGGTGGCGACTGCATTAGCGGCAAGTTTTGCCTGTGTAATTCCCGAATCAACAATATTAATTGTTGCCACTGCATCGGCAGCCAGCTTTTCTTGGGTGATACCACTAGCAATAAGCTGAGCAGTATTAACACTACCACTGGCCATCTTTGCCAGCGTTACTGCAGAATCAATGATGTTAATAGTGTCTACTGAACTAGTTCCAAGCTTTGCTTGCGTAATACCAGAATCAGCAATATTAATTGTCGCCACTGCATTGGCGGCAAGTTTTTGTTGCGTAATACCAGAATCAACGACATTAACAGTGTCCACTGCATTGGCCGCTAATTTGCTTTGCGTGATGCCACTGGCGACTAATTGAGCAGTATCGACGCTTCCGCTGGCCATCTTGGCTAGCGTCACCGCACTATTGATAATATTGACAGTATCAACAGAGCCACTGGCCAACTTGGCTTGAGTGATGCCACTATCTATGACGTTGACAGTAGCCACTGCATTAGCAGCAAGCTTTGACTGAGTAATACCAGAGGCAATGATGTTAATAGTCGCCACTGCGTCGGCAGCAAGCTTCTCTTGCGTAATGCCACTAGCGATAAGCTGAGCAGTGCCAATGCTTCCGCTTGCCATTTTGGCAAGGGTTACTGCCGAATCAATAATATTGACCGTATTAACAGCATCGGCGGCAAGCTTAGATTGAGTGATGCCACTGCCAATAATATTGACAGTTCCCACCGCATCGGCAGCGAGTTTTGCTTGAGTAATTCCGCTATCAACAATGTTGACAGTAATAACAGAGTTGGCGGCTAATTTGCCTTGAACGACTCCGCTAGCGGCTAATTGAGCACTATCAATTGCTCCGCTTGCAATCTTTGCCGTAGTAATATTGGCATCAGCAATCTTTGCAGTGGTAACTGCATTGTTATTGATTTTGCCAGTTGTGATGGCGAGATCTTCGATGAGGGAAGTGTTAATGGTATCGCCAGTAGCAACAGCGCCAAGAGAAAGCGTTGAACGTACTGTCGTGGCATCTGCATCATCTAGCAGAGAGCGAGCAAATGAAGTGCAAATGATTTCCTCTATATTTCCCGCGCCCGCACTGCTTCTTCCTAGTAAGCGATCGGTGGCACTGACCTGCTGAATCTTGTCGTAAGTAAGAACATTGGTTCCAATGGCCGCTGCGCCAAGTTTCGCTACGCTTGCCTGGTTAATTTTTGAAATATCCAGCGTAGAAGCGTCTGCAAGATTAAAACCTGCTTGAATCAGGCTCTTCACTTGCACTTTCTTTGTCTGACTAGCACTTACGTCTGCAATAGGCAGTACGTCATTAGACGATACGCCTCCCTGGGGAAGTTCTACAAGCTCCGTAATTCTTTGATCAGCCATTGCAGGAAGGTGCGGGTCTCAATACAGTCTAGTCTTAAACGATATTAGCTATTATCAGTCGGTTATTTCCTTGAGCAGATAATCAAGACCCTGTTCAAGATAGATGGCGTCATCATCCTCCTTTAAGATGTATTCAGGAGGGATACCCACGCGAAGTTTGAATTCGCCAGTGGTTACAAAATCAACAGAGCATGCCACTAATGCATCGGCAGTGACAGTTACCCCCGCTCTCGTTACCACTGCTTCAATGTCGTAGTAAACTTCCTCCCTGAAAGAGGCAGATTGATCAATGGAAGAAAGAGAAAGAAGCGCCTTAAAGCTGCTGCCAACATCCAGCCGATTAATGACCTGCAATAAGAACAGGGGGATTTCTTCATTGCCCACTGTTTCGTAACTAAATAAACACTCGATACTACCATTGCCACTTAATAGCCCAGCGGAATACTGCTGCTTAAACCTATCTGACAGGCTAGTCGTCTCCATTGCAGCCCTGTCTGTATTAATTTCAAAGGAAGTGACTGAGCCAAGCGTATTGTATCTAGTGTCCCTAATTCCCACTGTTATTTCAATGGGTTCTCCGTAAAAAGCGGCAAGCTCGTATTCGTTTGCCCTTTCATTGTTTATGGCGTCGTTAAAATTTTCAAATAGACGCACACCGCCTACGGCATTAATGTTGACATATGCGCGTGCGTTGTCCGAAAAAATGTAATCGCCTAGCCGAAATTCGTCGTATCCGTCGGGAGGCAAATCTGAGCTAGTTGTGATATTATCATCATCCCAACCGGCAAGACCGGCTGTACCTCCAGACGCCCATACCACTTCGTCATAGCCGTCTACTGGCTCCCCTGGAATACTCCAAAACGATGGGGGCAGAAAAAGAAGACCACGCGGATCCTCGGTCGTAATTTCAAGAAGATCTCCAGTAATTAAATTGTCGTCACCACCTTCAAAACTGAATCTATTTAATACAGTATTGACATCATCCGGCGAAACAATGGCAGTGAATGTATTTTCACCACCACGCTGTAGCTTGATTGCGCCTGTATGGCCAACAAAAAATGTCATCTCGCTACAGCCTTAATTATTCCATTGTATCTATGCCTAAAATCAGGTGGTGCCAGTGAGCACAACAGAGGTGAGGGGACCGTTGATCGTAAAGTTAAATGAAACAGTGGTCAGTTCATCAGTGGAAGAAGAGATACTGGCACTGTTAATAAAAGCATCAGCAGCAAAAGTCTGGCCAGTACCCACTTCAAATGTAAGGCTCACTTCATCGCTATCAGTAATGGCACCAGTCTTGGCAATCTTCTCAAGAAGATTAGTTGTATCGGTGGTGTCGCCGTTGTAATACGACAGAGAAGCGCTGCCTGTGGCGCTAAACAATCCCGGAGTGAAAGTATTAGCTGTATCACCAAGAGAAGTGGTATCCAGCATATTGACGGACGTATCAAGCGTCCAATTTTTTACCTTGGAAACCTCGCTACCACCAAGGCGAAGCTTGCCAGTGCGACCAGTGTAAAAAGGCATTGTTCTAAAGCTTTTGTTTTAATACTAGCAAAATTCTAATTGCTTAACCGATGATCTTGAATAGGCTTGGATCTTGTCGTGCAATTAATGATCTGGTCTGGCCATTGGATTCTTCGCATGGATGCTCCGTTGCCTTGATGGTCACTTCTCCTTCTTCGCTCATCTCCACTTCAGTCACGCGAAATACGCGCTTTTGAGTGAGCAATGAACCTAGTACAAATAGCCATCCTTTATACTGAGCCAACGCAGGCGCTTGACCATTGGAAACAGCGATGGAAGTGAGACGAGCAGTAGTTGATGCACCATCGTAAACCAGAACAGAAAATGTTCCATTGATAGGGCTTTCCGAAATGGGCGCATTTAACACCCCTCCTGCTTCAATGATGCCACTGCTAATGTTGTCCCAGCGATTCTCGTCTGTTTGCACGTAAATATAGGAGCCGGGCTGTACTGGTGCTTCTGTTGGAAAAGTTTGGAATTCCACAGCCCTTCTAACATGCCGCCTTTGCATGCACATCAGCATGCCATAGTGCAATGCCTGCGTGCGAGACGTGACGAACTGAGACAAATCAAACGTAGCTCTACGCGCATCGGCATCATTTACATCGGACAGTGATACTACGAGACTTGTATTTTTAGGGAACACACCGTCTCGTTCAGGAGCGCGATAGATGACAGTGGCCACTAAGTCCTGTGTTGAATCTCCATAGTCCAAAAACTCTTCCTTGTAACTGTCTTCCAGAATATTGCCCTGATTAAATAATGCACTAATCGTCACCACTCTGTTAATACGCCCCGTGTTGTCAGTGGGCAACGCAGGAATAAGCGTATCGCGTCCGCCAATTCGCGCTAGTTCCAGCATGCAGTAAGGAGCTGTCTCGGCCCAGAATTCACGCCACGATGTAACATCAGCAATCACTCCATCCATGTAGTATCCCATCGTTTTATTCATTGTCTTGGCAAATGCAAGCTTTTGCAGATCCACTCCATTGATATTTGCAAACTTGCCAATGCCATTCTTGGGATCAAGAAGAGTATCAAGAAAAATGTCCGAAGCGAAATTGCTGGGACCATCGGGGCTGGCAGGGTAAACGCCAGTGCTTTCATTGATTCTCCTAACACGCTTGCCTTTGAGGACAAATGCGCTCAGTGAGCGCAGACTGCGCACGCCTTGGCCGCTAAAGCAATTAAAACCAATCAGAGTGAGGTCTTGATAAATGGCAGGAAAATTTACGTCATAATTTAAATCTTGTTGCTGTTCAGTTACTGCCGTAATTTCAAACTCAGGACCACTTTCAAACGAAAAAGAAATATTGGCATCAGATGAACATGCCTTAATCACTTCTTTTGCACCTGTCGTTGTATCACTATCAGTAATTAACGATGGAGGATAAAGACACCATTCATCAATAGCAAAAGGACTTTTATTGCGAGGAGGAAGATTACTGGCAGCGGGCTGTCTATTGCTGCCATAGAATTTCACCTTTCCAATGCCACCTGGAATGTCAAGCGTAGAAATATTTTCTACTGTTTGACCAGCAGACAAATAGACGAAAGGAAGAGTTCCGTGCTTTCTCATTTCAGAAGGCGTATCAAAGACCGGCTCAAACCTAAAGGCCCAACGCTTAGACGAATCAGGTGCTTCAAAATACAATGGAAAGAAAAAGTCGTTATCAGCGGCTCGCCGTAAAACAAAAATACGTGGCACCAAGGACCAGTCAGGAGAAGCAACTTCTTTTACAAACATTAAGAAGAAAGCACTGCGGTGCTTTAGTCCATTGTCGGACTGCCTATAGTTATTGACTGTTACGTCCCCGTATTGCTTTTGTCTTCCTTGTATACGCATAAACACTTTGCCGCGAATGGCAAAGTTTACTACTTTGCAAGCAGACACAGTTTCATATGAAGCCTCTTGGATTTTTGTTAGGCATTTTGTAACCAAGAAATCATTAAGTCCTTCTGGACTTGCAAGCGTGGCTTTAATCGCAGCAATTTGTGCATCTATGGCTTGAATTTGCCGATTTATATCAGCATTAAACCTATCAATTGCCGGCTGGTCAATTTGAATAATACTTGCCACTCTGTTTTCAATTTGACTGATCCTGCTCTTGACTCGTCTTAAAATACGCAGTTCTTGTCGTGCTCCTAGCTTGCCAAACCTTTGTCTTTCTCTGACAATATCTCCAAAATCATTCGCATTGATTACATTGTTGAGCCCTTGGTCATTGAAGGCAGCGCCAATATCTCTTGCGATTCGGTCTAAATCTCCAATAAAATTAAACAACGCTTGGTTCGATAAATTTTTGTCCTTAATGAAACTAAGCAGCTTTCTTCTCAGCGGTTCCAAATCATTTTTTGCCGTTGTTATCGCGGAGCGCCACCTGTTTATTTGGGCAATGTCTGGCTTATTTTTCTTCTTCTCTTCTTGAATCTGGTCTCTCTTATCTTCAATGTCACCCTCAAGGTTTCTAATCCTATTAGCTATATCCACGATACGCTGAGGGAACCAGCCAGGATTTTCTCTATCCACCGTGCCGTCAGGTTTGATTGATTCATTCGCGCTCAGCTCCAGAACATAGTCGTCCAGCTCGGTGATATCCGCCCTCACGTAATAATTGATGGAATCTATCAGCTCATCCAATTCAGACGTTTTGGCGTTAAAAATTGAATAAATAGCGCTTTGCTTTGCCGTTAAATTTTGTACAGTAATTGTTGGATTGAGCAGCGTAGCTAGTCGCTCTTTTTCCGCTTTTAATTTAGGAATGTCGGAACTAAGTTCATCTTCCTGTTGTAATGTACTACGAGTGCTGTAGTCTTCCTCTGGCCCGAAGCCACTTTCGGTGCATTGCAACGTCACGTTCAGAGCGGCATTGTTTAAATCTTCACTCCCGCTCATGCCAACCACTTTAAACTTGGCACTGCCAAGCTTGTAAATGCTGGCACCATCAATGGAAGAAGCAGCGACCAGACGATCTTCTTCTGCTGCCTTTTCTGCTAAGTCTCCTTTGCCATCAGTTTTTGCAATGCGCAGCTTTACTTGCTGCCCAACGGGAAATGGCGTGCGAGCGCTAAGGAAGCCGTATGTACCCGGCCAATAAATACCCTTATCCTCCATCTCGATTTTGTTAGGGCTGCCTTTTGGGGA